AAGTTATGGAGTACAGTTGTAGGTGGTGGCTATTGGACTAAAGAGTTACCTGAGCTTGAACTTGTTAAACAAAAAAACAAGAAATACAAAAAAGAGTTAGAAAACTATGACATGCCTGAAGTGTATGATGCTGTTAATACTATGCAGGCTACACCATTTAAGATTAACACATTTATTTTAAGTGTTATGCAGGAAGCGTGGGACAAAGGGTTAGCTGTTGGTGGTATGCCGCCTAACACTAATTATGATATTCCAAACAAACCACATGACATTGAAACTAATGTTGAAAGTAGAAGAGACTGGAAAAGAAAAGCTGTAATGGCTCACACAGAAAATGCTAGAATGTTTTCTAAACGTTTACTGTATGCTAAAATTATATGGCTTGCACAAAAGTTTAAAGATTATGCAACGTTATATTTTCCATTGCAATTAGACTTTAGAGGCAGAGCTTATTGTGTGCCGGCGTTTTTAAACTATCAGTCTATTGGTGGTGCCAAAGCTTTATTGTCTTTTGCACAAGGTAAAGCAATCACAAAAGAAAACAAAGGTGATTACTGGTTAGCTGTGCATGGTGCTAACATGTACGGTCAAGATAAAATATCTTTTAGTGACCGTGTTAAATGGACTGAGGATAATGAAGCTTGGATTATTAAATGTGCTGAAGACCCAATGTCAAATAGACAATGGGAAGATGCATCTAATCCATTTCAATTTTTATCTTTTTGTGATGAATGGAAAAGATTTAAAGAACAAGGATATGGATTTGTCTCTCATATTCCTGTAAACGTAGACGGTTCTTGTAATGGTCTACAGATTTATTCTTTAATGTTAAGAGACAGTAAAGCAGGTAAGTTAGTTAATTGTTTACCTAGTGATACACCACAAGACATTTACCAATTAGTTGCTAATGCAGTTATTGAGAAATTAAAAAAAGATGCAGAAGAAAATAAACCTTTTGCTCAGTTGTGGTTAGACTATGGAGTTAAACGTTCAACTACTAAAAGAAGTATTATGACTATCTGTTATGGTTCAACTAGATATTCATGTACAGACTTTGTAATTGAAGACTTAACTAAACGTAAAGACAAAGGTGAAAACCATCCATTTCAAGATGAGATATTCAAACCGGCTAGTTATCTAGCAGCTGTCATATGGGACAGTATTGGTGATAATTTGAAGTCTGCAAGAATTGGTATGGATTACTTACAAACTATTGCTAGGATAGTTGCTAAAGAACAGCTTCCTGTGCACTGGGTAACACCTGTTGGCTTTCCTGTTTATCAGTCATATCCTGAGATGAAGTCTAAAAGAGTTAAAGCTATGTTGATGGGTGAAGTTATCAAACCTAGAATTAACACAGAGACTGACTTGACGGACAAGTTGAGAATGGGCAATGGAGTAGCTCCCAATGTTGTTCACTCAGTAGACAGTGCCGCTATGATGAAAACTGTTAACACTGCATACAAGAATGGTATTACTAATTTTTGTAACGTGCATGATAGTTTTGGCACAACAGCCGGTGATGTTGAAACACTTAATAAATCTATTAGAGAAGCTTTTATTGAGATGTTTACTAAGAATGACATACTAGAAGATTTTAGGAATGACGTTCTTAGACAATTACCATTAGAGTTACACGACAAATTACCTGAAGCTCCCGCCAAAGGTGATTTGGATATTCAACAACTGCGGGACAGTGAGTTCTTTTTTGCATAGCATTAAAGTACCCATAGTAGAATGGAGAAACACATATGAAAAATAATTATGTTAAGATTGTAAGTCCTGAAGGCGTGTCACAGTATGCATGGTTAACAAAACCTGATACTAAGTTTGACAAAGATGGACATTACAAAGTAAATCTTGTAGTGCCTACTGACAAGGCTTCTTCATTGATTAAACAGATTGATGAAGAAATTAAAAAGAGTGTTGAGATTGCCAAAGAAAAAAATAAAGGCAAAGCTGTTAAACAAGCTAACGCTCCGTATGAAGAAGAGGTAGATGAAAACGGTAAACCTACTGGAAACACTATCTTTAAGTTTAAAAGAAAAGCACAAATAATTTCTGCTGATGGAAAAGTTATTCCATTTAAAGTAGCTTTATTTGATAGCTCTGGTAAACCTTTAATTGATGCTAACGTTTGGTCTGGTAGTGAGATGAAAGTTAGCGCTGAGTTAGTTCACTGGTTCACTGCAATGGCAGGCGCAGGCGTAAGTCTGAGATTAAGAGCAGTGCAAATAACTAAATTAGTTGAAGGTGGTGCCGGCAATGCTGAAGGCTACGGCTTTGACAAAGTTGAAGGTGGCTACGAAGCTCCAGAAAGTGTAAACACAAATGTGGTACAAGAAGAAAGCGCAGAAGCTGACTTCTAAACAAGTTGGTTTACGTTATGGTTTTAGGTCAGGCTTAGAAGAAGCAATTGCTTCTGAGCTTGATACTAAAAACATTCAATATAAGTTTGAAGAAACAAAACTTAACTATGTTAAACCACAAAAGGTGCACACATACACACCTGACTTTTATCTAGTTCAGTCTGACATTTACATTGAGACTAAAGGTTATTTTACTTCTCAAGACCGTCAGAAAATGCGTCTTATAAAAGAACAGCATCCTGAGCTAGATATTAGATTTATATTTAGTAATTCAAAAACAAGAATAAGTAAAAAATCAAAAACAACATATGGCATGTGGTGTGATAAATACGGTTTTAAGTATGCAGACAAACATGTCCCGAAAGAATGGTTATGAACAATTTAAGAAAAGAAACTAAATACATTGTTGTCCATTCAACAAATACAAATCCTACACAAAATTTAGATGTTAAAGATTTAGACAAGCAACATAGAAAAGAGGGTTTATTCTCTTGCGCTTTTCATAAAGTTATTAAAAGAGACGGGTCTGTACAAGACGGTCGCGACATAATGATAGCCGGCGCACATATTGAAACAGATGTTGTCTTGTCTAATAAAAATTCTATTGGCATTTGTCTAGTTGGTGGACAGAATGTTGATGGACAACCTGATTGTAATTTTACTTTCAAACAATATGAGAGTTTAGTTAAACTCATAGATGTTTTAAAAGCCGATTACAAAGAGGTTGAAGTTGTTGGTCATAGAGATGTGACTAACTCCTCATGTCCGCAGTTTGATGTAAAAGAATTGCTGACATAGTTTGTTTGTTGCCTACTGGGTAGAAATACTCAGTAGGTTAAACCCAAAATATTAAGGCAAAAAATTTTATGGAAAATACTGAAAGTACGTTTTTATATCATTCACATTGTGATGAGTGCGGTTCTAGTGACGCTAATTCTGTCTATGATGATGGACACACTTATTGCTTTTCATGTAACACATTAAAAAAAGGAGTAGAAGACTTGAACAAACAAACAAACACACAAGAACCAAGTAAAGATTTTATTTCAGGTAATGTATCTGCATTATCAAAAAGAAATATTGACTTTAACACAGCACAAAAATTTAATTATCAAACCGGTGCATGGTTTGGTAGACCATGTCAGATTGCAAACTACTATGATAAAGATAAACAATTAGTAGCACAAAAATTAAGATACCCTGATAAAACATTTCAGTGGTTAGGTGATGCAAAAAAAGCAGGCTTGTTTGGACAACACCTGTGGCGTGACGGTGGTAAAATGTGTATCATAACTGAAGGTGAGATAGACGCTTTATCAGTATCAAGAATAAATCAAAATAAATTTCCCGTAGTAAGTATTAAGACAGGCGCACAAGGTGCCAAAAAAGATATACAAAAAGAATTAGAATGGCTTGAAAGATTTGAGACAGTAGTTCTTTTGTTTGACCAAGATGAACACGGACAGAAAGCGGCGTTAGAATGTGCTAAATTATTTTCACCTAACAAAGCTAAGATTTGTACAATACCATTAAAAGATGCAAACGAAATGTTATTAGCTAATAAAGCTAAAGAGTTAACAGATTGTATCTGGTCAAGTAAACCTTACAGACCTGATGGAATAGTATTGGGTTCAGATTTATGGAATGAAATACAAAAAGAAGATAATCATGTTACAGTTCCATATCCATTTGATTGTTTAAATATAAAAACACATGGACTACGTAAAGGTGAGTTAGTTACTATCACTGCCGGAAGTGGTGTAGGTAAATCTAGTTTTTGTAGACATGTAGCATTAAACTTATTAAAAAATAATTACACTGTAGGTTACATTGCATTAGAAGAAAGTATTAAACGTAGTGCACTTGGTATTATGGGTGTTGAATTAAAAAAACCATTACATTTAACAAGAGAGGGTATTAGTGAAGAAGACTTATTTAAAACGTTTAACAATACTGTGGGCAGTGGCAACTTTTATCTTTACAATCATTTTGGTTCAACAGTTGCAGATAACCTGCTCTCTAAAATAAGATATTTAGCTAAAGCATGTAATGTAGATTATGTAATTCTTGACCATTTACACATGGCTTTGTCTGCATTAGGTGATGCTAATACAAATGATGAACGTAAACTTATAGATTATTTTGTTTCTAAGTTAAGAACATTGGTAGAAGAAACTGGTATTGGTTTAATATTAGTATCTCATTTATCAAGAACAAAAGATGGTAACAAAGGTTATGAAGACGGCGTTCAAGTATCAATGAATAGTCTTAGAGGAAGTCAATCCATAGCTCAATTGAGTGACATGGTATTAGCTTTGTCCAGAGATTTACAATCAGAAAATAATATTGCACAAGTAAATGTATTGAAAAATAGATTTAGTGGTGAGACTGGTAAAGCATGTAGTCTTAGATATGATTTAGAAACTGGTTGTTTATCAGAAGTACAAGCGGAGACTGTTGATGACTTCTAATCTAACAATTAAAAAAAGAAAAAGAAAA